AAAAAGGAATAAATCATATATTTTTATTAAAAAACATGAAGGTAAAAAAGAGGTTTTTACTGAGGAATTTTTGACTTCATTTATCAAGAAAAATAATGAATTTAAAATTAATTTAATCTAATTAATGTAGGTAAATCTATTAAATTCGTAATTTTCCGAAAAATTATTATATTTAGCATTATTATAATACAATGGCTGGTGGATTAATGCAATTGGTCGCTTATGGTTCTCAAGATGTTTATCTTACAGGTTCTCCCCAGATTACTTTCTGGAAGGTCACTTATCGTCGGCATACTAACTTTGCTTTAGAGTCAATCGAGCAAACTTTCAATGGACAAGCCGACTTTGGGCGTCGTGTTCAGTGCACTATTAGCCGTAACGGTGATTTAGCGTACCGAACCTATTTACAGGTCACTCTCCCCAATATTTCCCAGAACGACGCTTCTTACGCGCGTTGGTTGGATTACCCCGGTGAGCAGATGATCAGTATGATCGAGGTCGAGGTTGGTGGTCAGCGTATCGACCGTCAATATGGTGACTGGATGCACATTTGGAACCAGCTCACTATGACTTCCGAGCAGGAGAAGGGTTACAACAAGATGGTCGGTCAAACTACCCAATTGACTTACATCACTGACCCTGCTTTCGCTGATGTTGATGGACCTTGCGAGTCTGGTGCTCCCCGTCAGGTGTGTGCCCCTCGTAATGCTCTTCCTGAGACTACTCTATATATTCCTCTTCAATTCTGGTTCTGTCGCAACCCAGGTCTTGCCTTGCCTCTAATCGCATTGCAGTACCACGAGGTTAAGCTTAACGTTGAGTTAAGACCCCTTGATGAGTGCTTGTGGGCTGTTAACAGTTTGATTCTTGCTGGCGCTGGTAAGGCTAATGCTGCTTACAACAAGTCCCTATTGGCTGCTTCTTTGTATGTCGACTATGTGTTCTTGGATACCGATGAGCGTCGTCGTATGGCACAGAACCCTCATGAGTATTTGATTGAGCAACTCCAGTTCACTGGTGATGAGTCCATTGGTAGCTCAAGTAACAAGATTAAGTTGAATTTCAATCACCCTTGTAAGGAGCTTATCTGGGTTGTCCAGCCCGATCAGCATGTGAATTATTGTGATTCTTTGCTCGGAGGCAACGTTCTTTACAGAACTCTTGGTGCCCAGCCTTTCAATTACACTGATGCTATTGATGCTCTTCCCAACGCATTACATGCATTTAACAGTGCTGCAGGTGCTTCTGGTGATAATGCCGTCATTTCTACTTCTGGATTATTCGAGTCTGCAGGTGCTCAGGATTCAACTGGTGCAGGATGGAACGCTACAGGCGGTGCTACACTCGGCCCTAACTTTAACAATGGAACCCTCTCTACAAACGCAAACGTTTCTGATGCCGGTGCATTTGTCCTTGCCGAGACTGCACTCAACATGCATTGTTGGGGTGAGAACCCAGTTGTCACTGCTAAGTTGCAACTCAATGGTCAGGACCGTTTCAGCGAGCGCGAGGGAACTTATTTCGACCAGGTGGTCCCCTTCGAAAGTCACACTCGTCACCCCGACACTGGTATTAACGTGTATTCTTTCGGCCTCCGCCCTGAGGAACATCAGCCAAGTGGAACCTGTAACTTCTCTCGCATTGATAACGCGTCACTCCAGCTTGTCCTTTCCAATGCTACCGTTGAGGGGCAGAAGACCGCTAAGGTTCGCGTGTATGCTACCAACTTCAATGTGTTCCGCGTTGTGAGTGGTATGGGTGGGCTTGCATACTCTAATTAAATTAATAAAATATACATTTTGTATATTAGATATTCATAATATATTATATTTATAATATGAATAAAAATTGAAAACCTTATTATAATCTCTCTCCACTCTATCAACAAGCCTAATAAAAATGACAACATATATATTAATCGACGCAAGTTATTATATATTTTATAGAGTATTTGCTCTTTATACATGGTGGAATATTAAAAATAAAGACAAAGAAGAATGTATTGATTTACATAATGATATTGATTTTGTAGAGAGATTCAAAAAAGTTTTTGTCGATAAGATTCTTGAGCTTCCTAATAAATTGGGTATCGATAAAAAGGAAGATATCCAATTTATCATTGGTAAGGATTGTCCAAGACAACATATATGGCGAAATCATTTCCATTCTGGATATAAAGGAACGCGTGGTGATAGTGGAAATTCCGCTATTAAACCCGGTGAATTCTTCAAAATTGTATATAACGAATCTCTCTTTGAATCAATACCGTATATAAATTTACTAACCGTTTATAACGCGTGTATGGAAGCGGATGATTGTTTAGCGGTTACAAGCAAGTATTTGAACACAAAATACCCTGAATCACAAGTATATATTATAACGAGCGACACAGATTATTTGCAATTAAAGAGAGATAATACTCATATTTATAATTTGAAATTTAAGACAGTTAATACAGAAAAAAACAGCTTAGGTTCTCCCGTCAAAGACCTATTATATAAGATAATTATTGGCGATAAATCCGACAATATCTCTCCTGTATTCAGTCGTTATAAGGATAAAAATTCAGATGATGACAATAAACAATATAAAGAACTGTGTTTAATAACAAAAAATATTTGTGGTCCAAAGAGCACACTTAACTATGTGAATGATTTGAAAAGATTTATGTCTGATATAATTAAATACAATGTATATGATAAATATAAATTGAATAGGCGGTTGATTGATTTCAATATGATACCTGAGTTTTTACAAAAAGACGTATTAAGACAAATAGCTATTATTTAAATAATATAATGAGAGAATATAGATTAATACAATGGGAAAATATTTCTTTGATAAATTCAGCCTTTTACACTTTAGCGTAGGAGTAATCGCGTATTTTTGGAATATACCTTTTTTAATGGCGCTAATTATGCACATGATATTTGAGGTTGTTGAAAACTCATATTCAGGTATTCAGTTCATAAATAAGTATTTGGTTAATGAGGGTATTCTCTCTTTCCCAGGTGGCAAACGGGTTCCTGATACGATGATTAATATCATTAGCGATAATATATTCTTTATCTTGGGATGGTTAGTATCCAATTCTCTATAACTCTATTTAATTTTAAAGATAAAATTGATTTGTTAAAACAAATAAATAATGATAAACAAACAATCATAATCACAATGACTTTTATCTTTTCGATTGAAGGAAATATCGGTTCTGGAAAATCAACTTTGGTAGGAAAGTTGAGAGATAATTATAAAGATGTTACTAACTGCTTTTCGAAGAATATTATCTTTATGGAAGAACCTGTTGATATTTGGGTAACTATTAAGGATAGTGCGGGCGAAAATATGATTGAGAAATTCTATAAAGACCAAACAAAATATGGTTTCTCATTTCAAATGATGGCATATATTTCTCGATTGTCAATGCTGAAGAAATGTATTAAAGAAAATCCAGATAGTATTATCATTTGTGAGCGTTCTATCAATACAGATAAGAATGTATTTGCTAAAATGTTGCACGATGATGGTAAGATTGAGGATGTAGAATTTGAAATTTACACGAGATGGTTTGATGAATTTATTTCAGATATCCCGACATCAGGTGTTATTTATGTGAAGACTGATCCTTATATATCACATAGTCGTGTGATTAAACGAGGCCGTAAAGGTGAAGACATTCCTCTTTCATATCTGGTTAATTGTGATCTATATCATAATGTATGGCTTGTTAATAAAGAAAATAGTAATGGTAATATTCTTGTATTAGATGGAGACCATGATAAAACACAGGATGATTATGATGTATGGATTATTCAAATTGAACATTTCATTTACTGTGGAGTATATGCTTAGTATTTGCTTCTATAATACACCATCTTCTATTAAATTATTTTTTTGTATGCTATATGATTTATATTTTAATATGTCCAGTTCTTTTTGTGATGTTTGAAATTCGTCTTCACCGTATATATCCTGTAAACATAACCATTCAAACATACCACCGCAATAAATATAAACATGTATAAATCCTAAACTGAGTAATTGTTGGTATTTCTTTAATACAGTCATATCATTTGTGTTTTTCCCGTAAATTAAAACATAATATTTGGAAGTTTCGCCCTTTTTAATAATATTATTTAATCTCTCTTCTTCGTCTTTATAGTCAATAGTATTATTTATTAAACACGATTGTTCTGAAATAGGTAACGTATTTATAAGTAAGCATTTATCTTTATTATATAGATTTTGAATATCTTCAAAATTACATTTTTGAACTGTATTTGCTTGTCCCATTAGATAAATATATTATTTTATATAATGAGATTTTACTTGTTGTTTTTACGAAAGATAATCATTTTGCCCTAACATTATATTCAGCATTACCTTGATTTATTAAAGGTATGTTTCCGTATTGTGAGGGGGTTCCTGTATAATAGAATCCCTTTTGTGGTTGCAATGAAGCAGGGGTCTTTATTAATTTGGTAAATTGTTCATCTTGTGTTATAAATACATATTCGTTATTTTCTATTAATATTTTCTGAATAGGAATACTATTATTTCCACCAGGCCCAATCATAGGCCCATACATAACATAATTACTTGGTGATAAAGTAGGTAATGACTGAGGAACAAAATCACCAACTAATGAATTATATTCATTCTTACCTACCACGCTAACAACGGTTGCACTAAGTTTT